ATGCCATTCCCAACATCCATCGTCCATCCCAGTGGCGCGAAGCTGTCCCTGGTCCCCGACAAGGTGCTCGTCAAGGTGCCGCAGGCCGAGGGCGCGCGGGCGCTGGCGAACGCCGCCGACCCGCTGGCCGAACTCGGGCTCGAGCCACTCACCCTCGACCCGCCGCGGGCCGCCGCGGAGTCGCCCGTCGCGGGCGGCCTCCCGGACGTCGACCCGCACGCCGAGGTCAACAACTCCGACGGCCTGGTGTTCACCCGCACCAGCGACGGCCGCAAGTTCAAGCCGGAGAACACCGCCATCGCCGCAGGCGAGGGCCCCTCGTGGGTCGCGCCCGTCTACGCCGCCGACTTCTCCGGCACCACGGAGTACCTCTCGCCGCTGGCGGACGCCGTGGTGCTGCCCGCCGCCGTCGGGGACGACGCGGAGCAGGCCAGGGTGCTCGAGGAGTACGGGCTGGTCCGCGACGACGCCCGCAGCGAGTGGCTCGGCGAGTTCGACGTCTACACGGTCACCGCCGGCCACCAGCCGGCCTTCGAGATCCGCGACGACCTCTCCAAGAAGCTCGGCACCGAGGTGAAGTTGGAGTTCATCCCCATGGTCGTCCCGGTGGCCATGCAGCCCAACGACCCCCTGTTCTCGTCGCAGTGGGACATGGTCCAGATCGGCGTCGGTGGCTCCGGCACGACGGGCTGGGACCTCCAGCGCGGCGCGTCGTCGGTCATCGTGGCCATCCTCGACGAGGGCGTGGACCTCAACCACCCGGACCTCGCGGGGCAGTTCGCGGGCAGCGGCATCAACCTCGGCACCATGTCCGGCACCGGCGCACCCACGGGTAACCACGGCACGCCCTGCGCGGGCATCGCCGCGGCGCCGGTGAACAACGGCACCGGCACGGCGGGCGTCGCCGGCGGCTGCCGCATCCTGCCGATCGCGTTCGCGACCTGGTCGGCCACCGAGGTGGCCGCGGGGCTGCGCTACGCGAGGCAGCAGGGCGCCCGGGTGGTGTCCATGAGCTTCGGCTGGAACGCCTGGGACCAGTCGATCATCAACCCCGCCATCACCGAGGCCCACGCCGCCGGCATGGTGCTCGTCGCCGCCACGCACAACCACAACACCCTGAACGGGATCACCTACCCGGCGACCCACCCGCTGGTCATCGCCGTCGGCGCCTCCGACCAGGTGGACAACCGCAAGTCCCCCTCCTCGCCCGACGGCGAGGGCTGGGGCTCCAACTACGGGCCGCAGATCTCGGTCGTGGCACCGGGCGTGCGTTGCCCCGCCCCGGACCGCACCGGCAGCAACGGCTACACGAGCAACGACTACACGATGACGTTCAACGGCACCTCGGCCGCCACCCCGCACGTCGCGGGGCTGGCCGCGTTGCTCATCTCGCGGAAGTCCTCGCTGACCAACGTGCAGGTCCGCGACATCATCGAGCGGACCGCCGCCAAGGTGGGCACCGTCCCCTACGCGACGGTGGCCGGCTACCCGAACGGCACCTGGAACAACCAGATGGGCTACGGCCGCATCGACGTCCTGGGCGCGCTGCAGCAGGTGCCGGTCATCCCGAAGTTCAAGTGGGAGGACGAGGTGTTCAAGCCGCTCTGGAAGGAGCTGGACATCAAGCTCATCAAGCGGGAGTTCGACAAGCCCATCCACCGGGAGATCGACATCAAGCGGTTCGTCGAGCTCGACAAGATCAAGGGCGAGATCGACGAGATCAAGCGCGCGGGCCGGGAGGCGCCCGACCTCGAACCCGAGCGGGTCCTCGACCCCGTGCTCGACGGCATCAAGGTGCGGCTGGACCAGCTGGAGAGGACCGTCGACCGCATCGGCGCGTCCTTCATCACGCCCGACTCCCGCCCGGACCTGGACTGACCGCCATGATCGTCCTGCTCGCCCACGACGCCGACCCTCTGGCCGACGAACTCGCCAATAAGGTGGCCGACCTCTCCGGCACAGATGTGGGGGTCTGCGGCCCGCGCGACCTGTCACGTCAGGGCTGGGCGCTCCACGTCGCTCCCGGGGACGGGCACCCGCCCGCCTCCCGGGCGGTCGTCGGCGGGCGGATCGTGGACGAGCGGGACATCGACCTCGTGGTCAGCCTCCTCGACGACGTACTCCCCGCCGAGTTGCTCTGGATCCGCGAGGAGGACACGGACTACGTCGCCTGCGAGATGTCCGCCGTCCTGCGTTACTGGCTGGAGTCGCTCGGCGGGAAGGTGCTGGTCCCGCCCGGCGTCGGCTCCCTCGCGGGGCCCGACCACCCGGCGGGGGCCTGGGCGCGGGCCGCCGGCGTCGAATGGGACCGGACCGAGGACTGGCGCGGCTGCCGCGAGGTGGCCGTCGTCAATGGCGAGGCGTGGGGGGACGCGTCGCCACCGTTGAGGCGTGCAGCCACGGCCATGGCCGGATGGGCCGATGTGCCGTGGCTGCGCGCCTTCTTCGCCCCCGACGTCGACGTGCTGTGGGGCGTGGCCACCTTGCCCTCGCCCCTGAGCGGTGCAGTCGCCCCGGCCAAGGTCATCGCGGCGGCGTTCGGTGAACTAGTCAAAAGGGGGCGGGCGGCATGAGCACGCTCATCCTCGGCCGGCCCGACGACCCGCCGCTGGCCGCCGCCTGGGCTGCGGTGCAACGGCTGGGGCTGCCGGGCACCTTCGTCGACCTCAGGGAGCCGGGGATCCGGCTCGAGGGATCCGAACTGTGGCGGCCCTCGGGACACGTCTCGCTCGACGGAGTCACCGGCTTCTACCTCCGCGGCCACGGAGCCGCGGACGCCGCGACCGCCCAGACGCTCCGCGACTGGGCCGAACTCACCCCGCCGGGCGTGCGGGTGGTCAATCGGCGCCGCGGCTCGGCCAGCAACTTCTCGAAACCGGGCCAGTCGTTGGCCATCGCGGCCGCCGGCTTCCGCACCCCGACGGGGCTGCTCACCACCGATCCTGACGTCGCCCGGGCGTTCGTCGCCCGCCACGGGAAGGTCATCGTGAAGTCCGCCAGCGCGGTGCGCAGCATCGTGCGGACCGTCGACGTGCACGAGGACTTCTCCGCCGTGGCGTGGTGCCCGACGCAGTTCCAGGCGTTCGTGCCGGGGACGGAGTACCGGGTACACGTCGTCGGGCGGCGGACGTTCGCGCGCCGAATCGTCTCGGAGGCGGTCGACTACCGTTACGGGGCCGCGTCCACGGTGGCGGCGGAGCTGCCCGACGAGGTGACGGACCGCTGCATCCGGCTGGCCGCGGACCTGGGCTTGGAGCTTGCGGGCCTCGACCTCCGTCGCACACCCGACGGGGACTGGTTCTGCTTCGAGGCGAACACGTCGCCGGTCTGGACCGCCTACGACGAGGACGGCAGCATCGCCGTCGCCCTCGCCCTCCACCTGGCGGGCCTGTGAGCGCTGGTACGGAAGAAGGGACTTGAACCCTCACGCCCGAAGGCACAGGAACCTAAATCCTGCGTGTCTACCAATTCCACCACTTCCGCGTGTGATCTGAGCGTAAATCTACCCAAATCCTCCGGCTACGATAGCCAATCCTGTAGCCATTGGTACAGGCTAGCCAACCGACAGCCAGCACGATTGTTACATGCGCCCGCCCCTATGGGAACTCGAGCCACGCTCTCTCCGCGTCAGTCAGGGACCGCCACCTCGTCTTGATGAGTTTCCGGTCGACCCCGAGCTGGGCGGCCTGCTCCTTCAGTGACCGGATGTGCCGGACGCCGCGCAGGTCATCAAGGCTGACGAGCGCGAGGGCAGCCATCTGCTCCACGAGCCTCTCCTCCCTCGCCTCATCGTCAGCGGGGCCACGGAGTTGGTGCCCGAGCTCGTGGATCAGCGTGGCGCGCCAAGTTCCCCAGTCGAGCCGGGTGTCGATCGTCACCGTCTTGCTGTCGAAGTCCGTCACCCCGTAGTTGCCGCAGGCGAGCTCGTCGAGCCGCCAACTCCAACCCACCAGGTCGCGCCTATGCGCCCATAGCTGCTTCATGCGAGGAACCATATCCATGGCCTCCGACGCATTAGAACAGGCGTGTCAATATCCGGTCCACGGCGGTGTGCTATATGTCCCACTCGTCCGGCGCCGAGTCGGGCGAACGCGCAGCCCGTCGGCCCGCGGCCGGTGGCCGTTGGCCGGGGAAGTCGATCACATCCCCGCCGCTGTCATCGTCATCTTCTGGGCCTCCGGTATCCAACCATCGTTGCTGCCCTCCCTTCCCCGCGAGCTCGCGGATCAGATCCTCCACCAATGCCCGCTGTCGGGCTGAAAGCCATCGCGCGTCGGTCGGCGGATTCCAGGCCTCCCCCGCTGGCATCCCCACCCAGCCGGCGACGAACTCCGGGTCCCGCATCGCCTCCCCGAGGGCGACCACGGTGGCCTCCCCCCAGTTCTCCCGGAAGATCACCCGCTGGGCCGCGTTCACGGTCACCCCGGCTGCATCCGCCAGGCGGCGTGATGACGGTTTGTTGTTGTACGTGAAGCCGAGCTGTAGCATCCGGTCTGCCCACTCGGGCGGGAGCTTCCGTTGCGGCCTCATGTCTCTAGAGTGCGGCGTGGATGGGCCGTTGTCACGTAGCGCATGGAACAGAGTGTTCCATAGATACGACGCTGTAATTCGTGGCCGCCGCGCGAAAACAACCTAAAGGGCTTGCGCCCGTGGAACAAATGTGTTTCACTTGTTCCATGAGACACGGAACGAAGAACACCGAAGGAGGTGGCATGACCCGAGACACCGGACTCCGAGACCAGGTCAAAGTCAAGGATCCCGCCGCACTTCGCCGCGCCATCAAGCGCCGCAACCTCACCTACCGCGCCATCCAAGCGCAGGCCGGCATCCCCATCGCAACCCTCTCCCGCATGCTCAACAACGAAGGCGCCCCCGTCCGCGAGAAGCACGCCATCAAACTGCTCAAGCTACTCGACCGCGACTTCGAGGACTTCTTTGTCGAGGACGTGTTCCACGTCACACGGAACTATGCACGGCACAACCGGAGCGCAGCATGACCCTCGAAGCCGCACCCATGAACCGCCAAGAGGCAGAACGCATCACCGAGCGCATCCGTGTCGCCCTCGATCGCGTGTCCACCGCGTGGGCCGATCTGGGCGAGCGCATCACCGAGGCCTACCAGCGTCGCGCTGACCTCGCTCTGGGCTACGGCTCGTGGGCCGAGTACGCGGAAGCCGAACTCAAGCCGACCGAGGGGTTGGCCGCTGAGGTGCGTCGCCAGCTCGTCGGGATGCTCTCGCAGGCGGGCATGTCCACTCGCGCCATCGCCCCGACCGTGGGGGTGACTCGACAGCAGGTCAGCAACGACCGTCGAGCGCAGGTGGCAAGCGATTTGCCACCTGAATCCGGCACCGACCGGATCGACTACGAGACCGGTGAAGTCCTCGACGACGACGCAACCGGCGGCACGTGGGAGGACTACTGGCCAACCGAGACCAAGCCCGAAGCGCCCAAGCCTGAGCCCAGCACCGTCACCGGCCTCGACGGGAAGACCTACCGCCGCCCCGAACCCAAGCCGGAACCCGCAGCGCCCAAGCGCCGAGCCCTCACCGACCAAGCCCACGACGCAGCCATCAACCTCACCGCCGCCGTAGACCGCATCGCGCGCATCTTCGCCGACGACCGCCTGACCGCCAACAAAAAGCAGGTGGGCGACATCACGCGCGCCCACCTGCTCCGAACCGCAGAGGTCTGCCAGGACCTCGCAAGCCAGCTCTGAAAGGACCTCAGAACATGCCCAAGAATACCGCACCCCGACAGCTCCGCATCGACCAGCAGGTGACCACCTCCGTCGAACGGATCACCCCCGCCCGCGCCAAGGAATGGCTCGGCCGCAATGAAGCCAACCGCAACATCCGCGCCGTCAAGGTCAACGAGTACGCCCGCGACATGGCCGCCGGCAAGTGGAGCCTCAGCGGCGAGTCGATCAAGTTCGACTACAACGGCAACCTCATCGACGGCCAGCACCGCCTCACCGCAGGCCGCGAATCGGGAGTCACCTTCGAGAGCGTCGTCGTCCGAGGCCTCCCCCCGACGGTTCGCTCGGTCATCGACACCGGCGCCAAGCGATCCGCAGGCGACGCGCTCAAGATGGCAGGGCTCTCCGTTGGCGGCAAGTCTGTCGCCGCCGTAACCACCCTCTCGATGGCGATCCACCGCGGGCAGGTACTCAAGGCCGGCGAGCGCACCCCGCAGGCAACGCACTCCGAAGTCATCGACTTCTACGACCAGCACCGCGACGTCCTCGATTACGCGATCTACATCGGCAACCACTACGCCCGTGCACTGAACGCGCGCCCGTCGGCCCTCGGCGCTGCTGCGTTCGTCGCAGCCACGAACGGACTGCTGGACGAGTTCGCCAACTTCATCGCGGGCATCGCCGACCTCGACTTCCGCGGCACCTCCGACCCCCGCGCGACGCTCTACAAGCGCATGACCTCATTGCGCCTCGAGAAGCACCAAGCGAGCGAGGAGGTCTACTTCATCCTCCGCGCCTTCGACGCCCACGTGCGCGGACAGGGCTTGGTGCTGATGAAGTCCGCGACCGGGCAGGGCCGCTCTCACATCCCCACAAAGCTCGCGAAGGCCGCAGCATGAGCCGCGAAGCCCTGACCACGATCGGCGTCGTCCTCGCCGCCGTACTGCTCGCGCTGCTGGCCCTCTGGCTGCTCGCCGCCTACCGCGCGCAGCAGATCGCCGACATCCCGCTCTGGGCATTCGCAGGCGGTGCCCGATGACCGCCACCACCGACTTCGCCCAGCGGATCTTCACGCTCGTCGACTCCAAGACGATCTTCTACAGCCTGTCGGAGCTCGCCGCGGTCACCGGCCTGTCCGAGTCGACGATCCGCCGCTGCATCCGCGCCACCGACCCCGGCTTCAAGCCGGGCGATGGGCAGAAGTGGCCCACCCTCACCGCCAAGCGCCTCCCCGATGGGCGGCTGCAAGTGACCCGCGACCAGGCACTCGACTGGATCGCCAGATTCCCGGATGCATAGGAGCAGACCATGACCGAAGCGAAACCCGCAATCCCGTCCGCCTACACCCACATCGACCCGAAGCTCCAAGCCGCGCTTCTATGGGCAGCGCGGAAGAAGCTCGACGACGCCGCCGCCTTGATCCGCGAGGTGGCGAACGACGAGGCGACCGACAGCCCCGACCAGGCCGAGCTAGAGGCGATCATCACCCGCCTCTACAGCCACGCCGACCGCTACGACGACTACTACGAGGCGGTGGAGGCGTGAGCGGCGGATGGGTCGGCCCCGGAAACGCTGGCAGCCGGGAGTGTGACTGCGGCCACACGATCTCTTGGCCGGAAGGCACGTCGCAGGAGGACCGCGCAATCCTGCACCGGATCGCCGACGAGCACGAAGCGAAGTGCGGGCAGCAGCCTGAGCCGGCGCCCACTCGCGAGCAGGTGAACGCATTGCGCGCCGACGTCGACCATGCGCGGGCCGACGCCTTCCATGCCGCCAAGGGGTGGAGCGGCGACCTGCGCCAGCTCCGCAACTCGCTTCCCGCGCATCACTCGGGCCGCCAAGCCCTCGACGCCCTGCTGCGGCTCATCGACACGGCAGACAAGGCGCAGGACGCCTGGTTGGCGGCCGTGAACGAGCACCTCGCGGCAGCAAGGCGGGCCGACCAGTGACCGGCTCGCAGGCGCTGCCGGAGCCGACGCTGGCCGAGCTGCACGCCGACCTGCTCCAAGCCGAACGCGACCTTGCCTACCAGCGCGGCCACTACCTCCACACCGTTGCGCAGTTCGGGCCGCGCCTACGCCGACACCCAAGTCCGCAACGCCGAAATGCACGAGATCGCATTGAAGCGGCTCATCAGAAGAAGGGAAACCCAAGCATGATGTCGACCCGCCTGTACGCGAGGCGCGGCAACACCCTGCCCAAGCCCAAGCCGCAACCCGCCGACACCATCTGGCACCGCCTGTTCGCCTGGGCCATGCTCATCGGCTCGTTCGCGGTCCTCGCCTACATGGTGGTCATGTGGCTGGCGGTCGTGTCATGACCATCGACCTCGCCAGCATCATGCCCGCCGAGAACCCGCACATCCGCCGCCTGCTCGACGCACGCCGCGACCTCGCCGACATGGGCATCTACACCGCCTGCGAAGGCGACCCGTCCACGTTCACCTCCGACAAGCAAGCCGTTCTCGACTACGCCGTCACCCTCTGCGAAGGCTGCCCCGTGTTCGACCTGTGCGACGCCGCCGGGAAGTTGGAGTCGTCCGGGGTGTGGGGCGGCAAGGTCCGCGACCGCCGCAAACGCTCCGAAGACCACTGCCGCAACGGGCACCCCCGCACGGACGACAACCTGCGCGAAGACGGACGCTGCCGCACCTGCCTCCGCGGCAACGTGCAGCGGCAGATGGCGAAGGAGCGCGCCGAACGTGCCGCCGCCTACCGGAAGGGCATCCAGCCGATCATCGACGCACTGATCGCGCACCCGGAGCACGGTGACAAGCGGATCGCCGACCAGTTGCCGCAGTTCGGGCGCCGCATGGTCCGCAAGATCCGCCGCGAGCTGATTGCTGAGGGCCGTATCCCGGACCTGGACTACCGCATCACCCCGGCGGGCCACCGCGTCGCCGCCAACACCACCCGAACCGAAGCGAAGGCCGCCGCATGACCGCCATCACCAAACCCGCGCCGAGACTCCGACTCCGCGACAGCTTCAAGGACTCCGGCATCGAGATCATCGGAGACCACGCCGACCTGCTCGACTACGTCCGCGACATGCGCATGGGCGAAACCGACGACCTCATCATCGAGTACCACACGAAGGTGCTCGACGCACTCGCCGCCGGAGACACCGAAACCGCAGCCACCGCGGGCAGCGCCATCAACCTCGACATCCAGCCCGCCCCCATCGTCATCACTGAACCCGGCCTGTACGACCTGGCCGCCGCCGACTACCACGCCGACCCGATCCCTGGCGGTTCCCTGTCGCAGTCCCGCGCGAAGGTGCTGCTCGAGGAGGGCGGCCCGGCGAAGTTCCGGCACGCCGAAACCGTCGGCCGTGAACCGAAACGCACGTGGGACTTCGGCACCGTCGTCCACGCCGTCGCGCTAGGCAAGGGCTTGGAGCGGGTCGTGGTCGTGGACGCGAAGACCTGGCAGGGGAAGGCGGCGCAGCAGGATCGCGACGACGCCTACGCCAAGGGCCTGACCCCGATCCTGTCCGGCGAGATGCGCCAAGCCGAGGACATGGCCGAAGCGCTCACCGGCCACACCCGAGCGATGGAGGTGCTGGCGGGGCAGTCGGAGGTGGCCGCGTTCGCCAAGCACCACTCGGGGCTGTGGATCAGGGGGCAGCTCGACAAGTACGCGCCCGGCTCCCACATCGGCGATTACAAGACTGCCGCCGACGCATCCAGCGAAGGCTTCACCCGCGCCGTGTGGCGGTACCGCTACCACATGCAGGCCGCCTGGTACCGGAGCCTCGTCCAGCTCATCACCGGGGAGACGCTGCCCTACCGCCTCGTCGCCCAAGAGAAGACGGCCCCCTACCTCGTGTCGGTGTGGGAAGCGGCAGACGACTACCTCGAGCTTGGCCGCGCCGACATGGAGGACGCCATCGCCATCTACCGGCAGTGCTCCGAGTCGGGCGAATGGCCCGGCTACCCGAACGAAATCCAAACCTTGTCGAAGCCCGACTGGGCATACGACGACGACATCCAGATCGGAGAGTGACATGGCCCTCGACATCTCAGAGACCATCATCGCCAAGTCAGACCAGGTGAACGCCGAGGACCTCATCAGCGGCCCCCAGACGTACACCGTGGACCACGTCAGCAAGGGCAGCGCCGAGCAGCCCGTGGACGTGCATCTCGTGGAAGCTCCGGGGCGCGCCTACCGCCCGTCGAAGTCGATGCGCCGCATTCTCATCGCCGGTTGGGGCAAGGACGCATCCGCGTGGGCTGGGCGCCGGCTGACGCTGTACCGCGACCCCGAGGTGCGGTTCGGCGGGCAGGCCGTCGGTGGCATCAAGATCGCCGCCATGTCGCACCTCGACGGCCCGCTGACCGTCGCACTGACCGTGACGCGGGGCAAGCGCGCACCGCACACGGTGGACCCGCTGGCCGCCGCTGCCCCCGTGCCGTCGGCTGAGGATGTCGCCGCCTGCACCGACCTGGACGACCTGCGCGCCATGCACCGCGCATCGAAGGGCAGCCCGGAGCGGATCGCCCAAATCCTGGCGCGCGTCGCCGAACTCACCGAGGAGAACTGACATGCGACACGACGACCCGAAGCCGCGCCGGGCCATGCGCGCGGACGACAACCGCCTGCTGCACGCGATCGAGCCGCAGCCGCGACCGAAGCGCGCCTACTCCGGTAGCTACTGGCGCGACTGGTCCGAGGCGATCCAGGCTGCCCGGAAGGTGGCCGTCCGATGACCCCGGAAGAGCGCCGCATGGCGGCCCAGATCGCGGCCCATGAATCATGGGCCGCCACCCCTGACCGCACCGCACGCACCGCGCCGGCTCGCCGCGCGCTCGATGAGAAGTTCCTCGTCGCTGCCGACGGTGATCCCGTCCGCGCTGAGCACCTGCGCAAGGCCCACTTCAAGCGACTGGCCCTCAAGTCGGCGCAAGCTCGCCGACGGGCCCGAGAACTGACCATCGAGGCCACCGAGGCCGAGGCGCAGCTCAACGCGCTAGGGGGTGACCTCTCGTGATCCCTGCAGTGATTGAAGCCAAGTGCAGGGAGCTGGGCTTACCGCTGGGCACACGCCCCGAGAATCTGGCGGCGCTCCGACTCCACCAATGGGGGCATCGCCCCACCCCCCAGCATCGCGTCGGGCGCTGGCGGATCGACTTCGCTTTCCCTGATAGCCAGATCGCCTTGGAGATTGACGGCCCCCACCACCACCGCCCTGACGTTGCGCATAAGGACGCACTCCGGGATGCGGAACTCCGGCGCGCCGGGTGGGTTGTCTTGCGCGTCAACGTAGGCGAGACCTTCGAGGCGCAGTTGGCCCGCGCCTCGCTTCTTATCCATGCCGCACACGAGAGGGGCTCACGATGATGTTGCGCACGTCGGGCAGCAGACACGCGCCCAACTACCAGCAGCGGGCGACGCTGCCGCGGCGCAGCCTGTCCCGCGACGCCATCCTCTGCCTCATCGTCGGCCCGGCCGTGCTGCTGTGCCTGGCCCTGCTCGGGGGTGTGCTGTGAGCCCGATCATCACCCCCTTCCACGCGGACGACTTCCGGCGCGGCAATCCGCCCGTGCTCTGCAAGAACTGCGGCGAGGAAATCATGGCAGTCGGCCTCGTCGCAAACCTTGGCCTCGTCGTGGGCTACCAGTGGGCACACGTCAGCGACGGGCACGAGCTCTGCCGCGTGCGCTCCCCCAAGGCGCGCCCCTATGACGACTACGCCGCCGAGCGGCAGCTCAAGGCGGGTGACGACTCATGACCGCCGCCGACTGGATCGCCAACGCGCGATCGCTGACACAGTCGTCGTCCATCCCGCTCGGTGTCCCAGTGAACACCCACATGGACATGCTGCTGCGCGACACCCGGCGCGATCTTCGGTCGGCCCTCGACGCGCTGGAGAAGGTGCTGGAGCTGCACGTGCTGTGGTCCGTCCCGACGAGCGAGCACTACTTCTGCGAGTGGGACGAATGCGACCGGGCGGGAGAGGGCGAGCTGCGCGCCGAGTGTCAGGCCTGCAGAGAGTGGTGGCCTGCCCCACCGTCGCCGCCATCTCCGAAGCTCTCGGGGTCCAGCCATGACCCGCTGCCCCGACTGCCGTGAGCCGCTGCTGCATGACGACCCGCGCACCCTCGACGGCTCCCATGCCGTCTGCCTCCCCGGACCCCCGGCAGGCATCGAGTCCACGGACTACTGCGGCGCGTGCTTCACCTACCGGGCGCTCAACGGCGCCTGCTGCTGCGACTGAAAGCGAAAGAGACATGACCGACATCGACCTGACCGAAGCTGTAGAGGCCGGTGCTGTGAAAGCCCGGGGGTGGGGTATCCGGTCCCACCACGGCGACTGGCTCGACGAGGACGCCCAGTGGAGGGCCGCCAGCGACATCATCGAAGCCGCCCTGCCCGCCATCCGCGAGCAGTTGGCGCAGCAGATTGAGGCCGACGCACCCAGCCCGCAGGAAGGCCGCGGCCCCCTCGGCCCGCGCCGCTCGGGCATGCTGCGCGCTGCGTTCATCGTGCGAGGTGAGTCATGACCGCCCCCATCCCGATCTACCAGGCCGCGCAGTGCTCCGAATGCGAACGGATCGAGCTGCTGCAAACCGAGACCGACGACGACGCCCGGATCGCGCTCACCGTCCGCGGCTGGCGCACCAACACCGTCGACAACCACGGCTGGACCGTGCCCTACACGTACTGCCCCCAGTGCGTCGACGTGATGGGGAGAGCGGCATGATCTGGTTCTTCGTCCCCGGCATCCCCGCCCCCCAAGGCTCCAAGCGACACGTCGGCGGCGGGCGCATGGTCGAGTCCTCCAAGCGGCTCCCCGGCTGGCGCGCCGACGTCGCATGGCGCGCCACGCAGGCCATGAGCGGCCAGCAGGCCATCCCCCGAGGCGTCGCCGTCCGCGTCGACCTCCGCTTCAACTTCACCCGCCCGCGGGGCCACTACGGCACCGGACGCAACGCCGACCGGCTCAAGCCGACCGCGCCCCGGCATCACACCGTCAAGCCCGACGTGGACAAGCTCGAGCGCGCCATCCTCGACGCACTCACCGGCGTCGTCTGGCACGACGACTCGCAGGTCGTCTGCGTCACGAAGTGGAAGGTGTACGACGACCGGCAGCCGGGCGCCTCCATCGCCATCACCCCCATCGACCAGGAGGCGGCGGCATGAGCACCCTGCTCCCCACCCTGCCCGGCTACCTCGACGGCATTGTGGGTTTCGACCTGCTCGGCTGGACCGTCCAGTGCTCCGAGTGCGCGACGACGGCCACCGACGACTGGATCTTTCGGCTGGTCAGCATGCGCGGGTTCCGCTTCCACCACGGCGGCTGGCCCGACGGCACCAACCCGCGACTCTGCCGCGACTGCCGCCTCGCACGCGGCTGCAACTGCCTGTCCTGCGCCGACGAGCGGAGAGGCCGATGAAACCCACCCTCACCATCCTCGCGCTGCTGGGCGTCCTCGGCGGACTCGCTGCACTGTCGACCCACCGCGCCCTCACCCACTGCCCCTGCTGCACGGAGGAAGCGCCATGCTCATGACCCACATCCAACACGAGATGGGCGACTGCGAACCGCCCACCTGCCCCTACTGCCCCGACCAGCCACGACGGGCACGCAAGGCGACATGGGCCGAGAACTTCATCGAAAACCGGCTCTGGCTGCCACCCGTCGAACCCCGGCGGGCACTGGACGGAGACGCCCGATGACCACCCGCACCGAGTACGGCATCCGCGTCAACTGGGGCGACGGACGCGCGCCGTTCGTGCCCGAGATCGCCAACACGCGCGAGGAAGCCGACTACCGCGCCAAGTCCTACCGCCGCTGCTACCCCACCTGCACCGCCGTCGTCGTCTGGCGGAAAGTGCGCGTCACGGAGTGGCAGGCGCTCGAACCGAACAGGAGAACCGCATGAGAGTCCTCATCGCCTGCGAATACTCCGGCACCGAGCGCGACGCCTTCCTGGCCGCCGGCCACGACGCCATGAGCTGCGACCTGCTGCCCACGGAGACTCCCGGGCCCCACTACCAGGGCGACGTCCTCGACCTCGCCGCCGAACCGTGGGACCTCGTCATCGCCCACCCGCCCTGCACCTACCTCAGCAACTCCGGCGTCCGCTGGCTCTACACCGAACCCAACCGCTGGCAACACATGCTCGAGGCCGCCGACTTCTTCCGCCGCATGTTCACCTTCAACACGCCCCGCCTGGCCGTCGAGAACCCCGTCCAGCACAAGTGGGCCAAGCTCGCCCACGGCATGGGCGACCCGACCCAGACGGTGCAGCCGTGGGAGTACGGCCACCCGGAGACCAAGCGCACCTGCTACTGGCTCCGCGGCCTGCCCCCACTCGTCGGCACCGACAACGTCAAGGCCGAGATGGACGCCCTGCCCAAGTCGCTGTCGAACCGCATCCACTACGCCAGCCCCGGCGCCGACCGCTGGAAGCTGCGCTCGACGTCCTACGCCGGCATCGCGCGGGCAATGGCCGACCAGTGGGCGCCCACCCTCACCACCGAACGGAGCGCCGCATGAGCGACCTGTCCGCTCGGTGCTCAGGTTGCGGTCACCAGAGCCACGACCCCGGCGAGTGCTTCCGCGAGATCCAGACCGGCCCCAAGACCACGCAGGACTGCCCCTGCATCTACGTCAGGAGGAACCCGTGACCCGCTGCCCCCTCTGCCTGCACCGAGCTCACCAGCCCGGCAAGTGCGCCACCCCGTCAGTCGACGGCTGCACCTGCGGCATGACCCGACGACAGCAACGCGGCCACCATCGGCGGCTGCGGATCGCGGAACAGCTCGAGGACCTCGCCGACCGCATCCGCTACCGGGGGCGGCCATGACCACCCCACCCCTGCCCCGCTGCCACAACCCGCACGAAGCCACCACCTGGCAGCACCGCCTCCTGCACAACATCGGCGGCGGGCGTTGGGTGTGCGAGGCGTGCACCAACGAAAGGAGCAAGCCGTGAGCAACTACGTCCGCGTCGAACACTCGTGGGACCTCGACTCCTACATCACCTGCCGGGGCTGCGGCTGGGGCACCTACCGCACGCCCGAGTTCGCCCACGACGACGCACGCCGCCACGCGACCCTCTGCCCATCCGTGCGAATCCTCCGAACGCTGGAGCCCCCATGCTGACCCGCGCCGACCTGCTCGTCCTCTGGTCCCGCTGCGTCGACATGGACGGGCCGGACCATCCACTCACCCGCCGAGTACACGCCGCCTACCAAGCGGCACCACTGCCCGAACCCGACGACGAAAGGAGCGCCGAAGAATGACACATCGCCGCTTGCCAGACCGCGAATCACGGGGGGACTGTGATAAACTTGGGGGAGAATTGAAAACGGGTCCGGCTGGTAACCGGACCCTGACCAAAGCGACTGTTAGGGGTCACAATGGCTATTTCTAAGCGTACCCGATTTGAGGTACTTCGGCGAGACGATTTCACTTGCCGCTACTGCCGATCCCAAGACAACGAGCTCACCGTCGACCATGTCGTCCCGGTAGCGCTGGGAGGCACCGACAAGCCGGACAACCTCGTAGCCGCCTGCCGAGACTGCAACGCCGGCAAGTCGTCCACCTCCCCCGACGCCACGCTCGTCAGCGACGTGGAAGCCGACGCAGTCCGATGGGCCGCGGCCCGCAAGGTCGCCGCTGCCAAGCTCCAGGCCCATGATGAGCGGCACCGCGAGTTCCTGAACGACTTCTATCGGGACTGGACCCGCTGGAACAAGGATGCCTGCTGGCTGCCCGATAACTGGGAGGCGAGTATCACGCGATGGCTCGACGCTGGCCTCACGGAGGACCAGGTGGACGCCGCCTACTCCCTCGCGCTGAGCAAGAGCCATGTCGGCGTCTCTCACGTCTTCCGCTACATGGCCGGAATCCTCAAGAACAAGCTCATCGAGCTTGACGAGGCGACCGCCGCCGAACTGCGGAGGGGGGCTGCTGAGTGACCGAGGACATCGACGAATTCGACAACAGACCGGGCATTTTCTTGGCCCACGAGATGCCCGACAACATCAAGATCGCGGCCCTGTCTGACGCCGCGTTCCGGACCCTCATCAAGGCGTGGTGCTACTGCTCGAGAGTCCGCACCGACGGACTCATCCCGCAGTCCGTATGGGAGGGCTTGGGTACCGCCAAGGTCCGCCAGGAGCTGATGAGCCCGCCCGCCCTCGCGCCCACCAGGCAGCCACTCGTCAAGGCTGTCCCCGGCGGCGTAATGGCGCACGACTACCTGAAACACAACCGCAGCTCGGAAGAGATCGACGCCGTCGCATCAAAGCGCGCCGACTCCGGCTCACTCGGGAACCACACCCGCTGGCACGTCGGCCGGCGGAAGTACAAGGCCGACTGTGAGTTCTGCCTCGCCGAGGGAAGGATCGCAAATGCTTCGTAACCGACTCGCAAACGTGATCGCACCTGCGATCGCAAACGCGATGGCAAACCCCATCGCAAACGGATCGCAAACGGATCGCACTAGCACTGGCACTAGCACTGGCACTGTTCTCTTTGGTTACGTCCCTGCGCTCTGCTCCAAGACTTTTGCTTGCAAGCAACAGTCTGTAGCGCGCGAGATCGATGCATGCCGCTCCGCGGCGCGAGGTGGTGCCCGATGAGCCGCCAAGCACTCTCCGCCCTCAGCTACGTCATCCACGAGCTCCGGCCCGACTGGGGCAAGACCGGCATCCAGGCAGCCATCGACCGCGCCTACCAAGGCACACCCGACATGCGGGCCGTCGCCCACGCTGCGATCGCCGCCACCCTGCGGCACGACCAGCGCACCCCGGCGATCATCGCCCTCCCCGGCCCGCACTGGGACTGCGAGACGAACCGGGGCGCCACCCTGCCGCCCAAGCCGAAGTGCCTCACCGAGCCGATGGGCGAAGGGCTGACCCCCGAACGACTCCGCGAAATCCGCCAGCAAGCCAAGGAGAACCGATGAGCAGCGACCAGACATGCCCCTTCTGCGCCCGCGTCGACAGCCACGACGTCGAACAGACCTACAACGGCTCCGTAGCGCGATTCGAGCCACTGAACCCCGTCACCCCCGGGCACATGCTCTTTGTGCCGACGTGGCACGCCGAGCACCCAGACGCGGAGGCCGTGCGGGCGGCAATGGGTTACGCCGAGCACTACGCCGGCAAGCAAGGGTCGGACTTCAACCTCATCACGTCATCCGGCCCGAGCGCGACGCAGACGATCGCCCACATCCACGTCCACTACGTTCCCCGCATGCCCGACGACGGCTTGCCTTTGCCTTGGACCAGCCAGCAAGCCCGCCAGCAAGCCACCCGAAAGGACCACTGACCATGCCCACCTGCCAGATATGCCACCGCGAGCGCACCGACGCCGACCCCGACTACAACCCCTACTCCGCCGCCTTCGGTGGGCCGATCGACTGGTACTCCGGCGACGACGGCGAGATATGCGGCGACTGCATGGCCGAGCTGATGATGGGAAGGTCCACCCGATGAACCGCCCAGACCGCCAGCCCCAGCCCATCCGCGTGTTCGGGACCGACGTCACCACCCGGTCCTACATCGATCCGGCCCCGGTCATCGAGACCTCTGACGGCACTCTCCGCGTGTTCGCCGTCGAGATCGAGAGCACCAACCCCGGACGCGCCGGACTGCTCGGCTTCACGCTGACCAAGCGCGGCCACGTCTCCAAGCACCCCCGCCGTGTCGAGGTGGCCCTGAGTTGGCTGCCCGACGCGGTTCTTGAACTCGTCGACCCCGAAGGAGCCTGACATGGCAGACAGCAGCACCCAGCCCCTCGACCTCGACGCCATCGAAGCGCGGGCCAATGTACGCGCCACGCTCCACCCGCTGGAGCACATCGCTTCGCTGCGGAACGACATCTGCGCCCTGGTCGCGGAGGTCAAGCGGCTGCGGGGGGAGATGGTCCGACTCGCGGGGGAGAAAGCCGAGCTGCGTATCGGAGTCATGGGCGAGCCCGCCCCCCAGCCCGAGCACGAGCACGAGTGGGCGTACGACCGGACCATCTGCGGCTTCTGTGGCGGTAACCACGGCTACTGCGAGTGCGGGGAGACCGAGCCGTGCGACCCGCCCGCCCCCCAGCCCGACCCGCTCGACGAGAACGACCACCGGGACAGGATGGACTGGGATGGGGGCCGCATCATCCGCCACGGCTACAAGCACTGGCACTACGAGTCGTACGAGAAGCCGAAGCCCTGCGACACCGACCACGGCCAAGACCTCTCGCTGGCCTACTGGACCACCGCCATCGGCCCCCTCACCTTCGCCGACGACCCACAGACCCCGCCAGAGACGCCGGCCGCCACCACAGCCGCTCTGGGGCGCGTTGCCCTAGCCGAGGTTGCGGAGGCGGCACACGAGCTCTCACAGCGGATTTGTGACCTCCTCGACCTCGACGGCGCGGAGAAGATCCTGGCCGAGATGGAGGGGGACCGATGACCACCCCGACCATGCACGACCCCCGCTGCGAGCACCCCACCCAGCCAGTCCTCGCGTTCGACATCCGGCGCTGCGACACCTGCCAGCGCATCCTCGACCCCAGGGAGCACAGATGAGCGAGACCCTCCACTGCATCCGCGACTGCATCCGCTGGGACAAGCACCTCCCCGACTGCCCCGACGACCAAGAGTGCCCCGGCTGCGAACCAAGGCCCGTCGAAACCGGCTATCTGTGCGGCCGCTGCCTCGACAAGCTCCACACCCTCCTCGGTCCGCCCACCGAGACCGAATCCGTCGCATGGGTGTGCGCGTGGCTCGCCACCAACCTCGGCCAGCACATCCGCTCCTCCACCGGCGGCAAGCCCTCCGGCGACGGCTCCACCACCGGCGACCACATGGTGTCCGTGTTGGACGCGATGAGCGACCTGCAGATCGGGATCGTCGAGATCCGCGACCACTTCGCCGACAGTCGTGAGATGCGCCCGAAGACGACTACGGCGCCCGACGAGGTCACCGCGTGGCTGCGCCCCTGGCTGACGACATTGGCCGACTGGGAGCCGATAGGCGATGCCATCAGCGATCTGCTGCGGTGGCGTGACCAGGCGCACGCCGTGGCCCCGTGGCGCGGACGTGACCCGCAAGCCGCCGAGGGGGTCGCCACGACGCTCTACCTCGCCCCGCCCGAGCCGACCGATGCGATCCGTGATCGGTTCGCGCTATCCGTGGATCAGTTCAAGAAGCTCAGCGCGAGGCACGGCCTCGAGCCCGCCGACGTGGAAGCGAGACCGTACCGGTGGAGACCGTGGGACGTGTACCGCGTCTTGCACCGTCAAACCGCCGAGGAATTTGAAGCGAAGATGGCCCGCAACGAGCTACCCGAGGGGGTGGTTTGGAGCAGCGACGGATACGCCGCATGATGCGAGTTGCACCGATGTGATTCATCTGCTAAGGTGCCAACCAGTAGGACGACTGTCCCCGAAAGAAGCCCGAGCCACATGGCCGGGCTTCTTGTCGTTTACGGACTCCGCCCTGCCGCAGGGATTGTGGGGCGCGTGGCCCCGAGCGCAGAGAAGGGCTTGAGCGGCACGTCGTTGCCAGCCGCCCATACATGGAGGCGCCAACCAGCCACGCGCCCGCAACCCGCACAAAACCCCACGTAGCCGGACAAGCCCGAGGTGCTGCCACCTCTCCCGTTCAGTCGGTCGGCCTCGGTGCGTGGATCTATGGCGTCCGATGGTCGGGTCGCGGTCTCCAAAACCGCTAACGGGGGTTCGATTCCTCCACGCTGTGCGGGCGAGTGTCCGAGGCCATGGGCCAGGACGTTGCAACCACTCGCCAACGGGCGGGCGTGGCCTCGGGATGGATACCCCCGGCACCCACGCCCACCATGCCCGGTCAAACCGGAGCGGGGCCCGTGCGTAATAGCTCTACGCACGGCCCTCGCCCGCAACCCCCTCACGTCTGCCGAGTTCGGCAGCTCACGAATGCCCACCAGCCTCCGCCCCGCAACAGCGCGGCCGACGCAAAGGACCAGCCCTTGAGACTCGCCGAAGCCATCACCGCGCCCACCCAAACCGGCCTCCCCTGCTCCGTCGGCACCCTCCTCCGCAACCTCGGCGACACCGACCCCGAACTCCGCGACGACCTCGCCGCCTGGCTCGAAGGCGCCGGACCCGACTGGTCCGACCGCGACGTATGGCAAGCACTCCAAGACCTCGGCCACCGCGTCGGCCGCCAAACCATCGGACGCCACCGCCGGCACGAATGCCGGTGCGCATAATGGCACGGCTCGCAGACGCAATCCGACGCCCCCAGACGATCGACACCACCGCCATCAAAGCCAGCAACGTCCTCGTCTACGACCTCGAAACCTTCCCCGCCAGCGTCGAGATGGACATCTACGACCTCAAGCTGCGGAACCCGTACATCCACCACGCGAACGTCGTCCGCCCCGGCGGACTCGTCGCCTGGTCCGCGCACTGGCTCCACGAACCCGGCGTCGTCCACTACGGTGACATCCAGCAGCCCGACATGATGCAGCGGCTGTGGGACCTGCTCGACGCCTCCGCCTACCGCGTCACCTTCAACGGCGACCGCTTCGACGAGAAGAAGGTCCGCGGCTACTTCGCCCGCGCCGGCTACGCGCCACCGAGGCCGAGCAAGAACATCGACCTCATCAAAACGGTCCGCACCTTCGGCCTTGAGTCCAACTCGCTCGCCTACGCCTGCCGCATGTTCGGCACCCGACACCAGAAGCTGGTCGAGATCGGCGCAGGCCATTGGCGCGGCGTCATGGACGGCGACCCCGAGGCGCGCAAGCTGATGCGACGCTACGCCACCCACGACGTGCGCGCCACCACCGACCTCTACCTGTCCCTCCTGCCATGGATACCCAACCACCCGCACATGGGCTTCTCGGCGCACGACGACGCCCTCCGCTGCCCCCGCTGCGGATCGGCCGACCATCGCGACGTCGGCGCCTACCAGGCCCAAGTGATCCGGTACAGGCAGCACCGCTGCGGGAACTGCCGAGGCCTGTTCAGGTCCGTGCGGCACTCGCGCGCCGGACTCAGCCGAGCCGTCTAGCTGTAACGCGCGCTGTAACCCGCCGCCGTTAGAGTAGGCGCTTTGCTTCGGTTGGGCGAACACATGCGCCAACCCCCGGAGGTGCCCATGCTCATCCGAGTGGAGCTCGGCACCTGGACCCTGCACCTCGAGGTGGGCCGCACCCAGCCCGCAGACCAGCCACCCGACAACGCCCCGTACCCGCTGCAGGTGTGGGCACCCGAGTACGTCGGCTTCCTGCCCCCGAGGCTCGACCCGCACGGCGAGGACCGGACCCGATGAAGGTCTGCCCCGAACCCGGCTGCCCCGTACTCATCCCCCGCACCGACCGCTACTGCCCCACCCATACCCGCGCCTACGAGGCGCGTAGGGGTACCAGCACGCAGCGGGGCTACGGCGCAGCGCACCAACGCCTACGCGCTGCGTGGGCACGCCGCCTGGCCCGCGGTGAGGTCATCCCATGCGCCCGGTGTGGGCTACCCATCGACCCCCGCCAGCCTTGGGATCTCGGACACAGCGACGATCGCAAGTCTTGGATCGGACCAGAGCACGCGAACCAGTGCAACCGCGCAGCCGGAGGACGCAAGGGAGCCGCAGTCCGCAACTCGTCCACATCGTGAGACGGACCCCGAAAGGGAGGGGGAGGGGACCCGGAAGGGGCCAAACCCGACCGCCGGGGAGGGGAGAAAACGGAAATTCGGGTTCAAAGGTTTCACATACTGAGATTTGGCTACTCGGCTCACTGATGGGAGGTGCGACGCCTCCCCCGCTGCGGCGCGATGCCGCGAAGGGAGTTGGTCATCATGGCCCGTGGAGGTGCACGCAACCGCTCTGGCCCGAAGCCTGCTGAGGATTCGGCACGTTCGGATCGGCGCGGATACAAGCTTGACGCGCTCCCTGCTGCCGGCTACGACGGCCCGGTGCCCGAGTTCCCCCTGCCGCGGCGGGTTGTGATGCGCTGGGAGTACGAGGACAAGCGCCGCTTCCAGGTGCCGGACGCTGACGCCACCGCCGCTGTGGCTGAGCGCGAGAAGGCGCTGTGGGAGTGGGCGTGGAGCACTCCGCAGGCGTGCGCGTGGTCGATGCCTTCGGAGGCGTGGCGGCTGCACACGATCGCCATGTGGGTGCGGACGTTCGTGGTCTGTGAGGGTTCGGATGCGACGGCCGCCGACAAGGGTTCGCTACACCGTTTTGCTGACCAGATCGGCATGACGACCGCCGGGTTGGCCGAGATGGGCTGGAAGATCTCCACCGACGGCCACATGGTCGCCGAGGCGGGGGCGGCGAAGCCGAATAGCGAGCCGACGTTGAGGGAGCAGGCCGCTACGGCGTCCGGCTGGCGGGTCATCGACGGTGACCGGACAGCCTGATGAGTTCGTAGTCGACTTCCCGACGCTGGGTTGGCTGGGCGCTGAGTGGATCAAGGCGCACTGCTTCGTTGCTGACGGGTGGTCGATGGGCGACCCGTTTGTGCACCAGGGCTGGCAGTTGTGGTGCACCCTGAATCACTACCGGGTGAAGCCGTCGGCGCGGTTTGTGCCGTCGCGCCCGGTTGGTGCGCCGGCGTTCGTGAACCGGCGTTCGTTGATCGTTGGCCCGCAGAAGACGGGAAAGTCGCCGTGGGGCGCGTCGATTGTGCCGCTGGAGGCTGTCGGGCCTGCGATTTTCGCGGGCTGGGCCGAGGGCGGCGAGCTGTACCGCTGCGTGGATCACGGGTGTGGCTGCGGTTTCGTGTACGAGTATCAGCCTGGTGATCCGATGGGCATCAAGCGGCCGATGTCGAAGATTCAGCTTCTTGCGACGGCGGAGGATCAGACGGACAACGTCTACATGCCGTTGCAGGAGATGATTCGCCGCGGTCCTTTGTCGGAGCAGATGAAGGTCCGTGAGGATTTCATCCGGCTGCCGAACAATGGTGAGGTGACGCCGATCACGGCGGCGCCGAATTCGAAGCTTGGTAACCCGATCCATTTCGCGTTGGCGGATGAGTCGGGCCTGTATACGGGTCGTTTGGCGAAGGTGTGGCGCACGATGCGCCGCGGTTTGGCGGGCATGTCGGGTCGCGGCATGGAGATCACGAACCCGTGGGACCCGATGGAGAATTCGTCGGCTCAGCAGACGTTTGAGTCGAAGTCGACGGACATTTTTCGTTTCTATCGGCGTCCGCCGGCGGATCTGGACTTCATGTTGAAGCGGGATCGGCGGAAGATTCTGCGGTACGTGTATCACGGCTCGCCGTGGGCTGATTTGGATTCGATCGAGGCCGAGGCTGCCGAGTTGGTGGTGACGGACCCGACGGAGGCGAAGCGGTTCTACGGCAACATGCTGGTGCAGGGCCTTGGCAGCTTCCTGACGGAGTCGCTGATCGATTCCACGAAGGCTGCTGGCGTGGATGTGCCGGATGGTACGGCGATCACGTTGGGGTTTGACGGGTCGCGGTCTGGTGACTGGACGGCGTTGCGTGCGGAGACGTTCGACGGGTATCGGTTCACGCCGACGTATGGCCCGGATGGGCGCCCGACGCATTGGGACCCGAAGTTGTGGCCGGATGAGCGGATTCCCCGCGGCGAGGTGTCTGCGGCGGTGTCCGAGGTGTTCAAGCGGTTCCGCGTGGCCCGCATGTACGTCGATCCGAGGCACTGGGAGACGCAGGCGGATGCTTGGGCGCTCGAGCATGGTGAGGACGTCGTCGTGCAGTGGCCGACGAACCAGATCAACCGCATGTTCCCGGCGTTGACTCGCTACCTCGAGGACTCGGAAGAGGGTTCGACGACGCACGACGACCACCCCGACTTGCGGCAGCACATGATGCACGCCCGGAAGGTTGCGAAGCCGGGCGACAAGTTCATTCTCGGCAAGCCTGCTGAGCATATGAAGATCGACATTCTCATGGCTGATGTGTTGGCGCATGAGGCGGCCGCGGATATGCGGGCGCTCGGCTGGGTGGCTAATCCTGGCCCGAAGTACCTGAGACTTGCACGCTAACCGACGAAGGGGGCGGGAAAGTGGCTTTGACGCCCCTGGAGAAGGATACGCTCGACGAGCTTTACCAGCGCCTCACGCGGCGTCGGCGCCGGGATCTGGTCAATCGCCGGTTTGTGACGTTGCAGCAGAGGATTGAGCAACTCGGCATGGCGATTCCGCCGGAGATGCGCCGGTTCATGGTGCTGCTGGGTTGGCCGCGTGTCGTGATTGAGACGATCACGTCGCGACAGCAGGTCCGGTCGCTGATCCTGCCTGGCGAGGATAGCGCTGACCAGACGTTGCTGGAGATCGCGGACGCGAACAACCTCACCGCGCAGTTGGACATGTGGCGGCAGGACTATCTCACGTATGGCCGCGGGTTCCTATCGATCGGGCGGGGTGAGAAGTACCCGCTGATCCGTGCGGAGTCGCCGCGCTTCATTGAGGCGACGGTCGACCCGCGCGAGCACACGATGCTGGCCGGGGCGAGGTTCTACAACGCTGAACAGCCGGGCTGGTCGGCGCCGCAGCAGGCGACGCTATACATGCCGGGCTACACGAAGTGGGTGGCGCGCGAGAACAGCAAGTGGGTCGAGGTCGACGTCGACGCGCACGGTGGCCCGATTCCGCTGGTGATGCACCTGAACCGCCGGTGGTCTGGCGAGTTCGAGGGCGAGTCGGAGTTGACAGAGATCAACGAGCTCGTGACGGCCGCCATCCGTTCGGTCACCGGCCTGCAGTTCGCCCAGGAGGCGCACGGCGTGCCGTCGATTTGGGCCACGGGTGTTAAGGCCGGTGACTTCATCGGCGAGGATGGCAAGCCGCTGTCGCAGTTCGAGACCTACTACGACGTGGTCAAGATGCTCACGGACCCGAAAGCGAAGTGGGGCCAGTTCTCGGCTGCCGATTTGAAGAACTTCGAGACGGCGTTGAAGATCTACGGCACGCAGGCGGCGATCAGTTACGGCTTCCCGGCCCGCATGTTTGGCATCACGACGACGAATCCGCCCGCGGAGGGCGCGATCATCGCCGACGAGATCCAGTTGGTGCGCGGCGTTGAGAAGAAGAACGCGTCGGAGGGTGTGACGCTCGGGTGGGCGATGGCTGAGGCGTACCGCATCCACAAGGGCGTGACTGTCGAGGGCAACCGCATCCGTGTGGAGCACTTCAATCCAGCCACCCCGACTGTTGCGCAGTTGGAGGATGCGCTGATGAAGCGTCGCTCGATGGGCGTGCTGTCGCGCGAGGGCTACTGGGATGAGCTTGGCTGGTCCGAGGCGCGGAAGTCTAAGGAGCGCGGCTATTTGGCCGCCGAGGCTGCTGAGGGTGATCCCTACTTGACGTTGCTGGATGAGAAGGCTAAGCGCGCCGCCGAGCCTGCTGAGGCGTAATGACCGCGACGGTCGTCCGTGAGTATGCGGCCGAGTTGACGCGGGAACGTGCCGCGGCTCTGGGTGCGATTGCGGCGGCTTGGTCGCGCATGTCGGACGACTTCGACGTGTCCTGGTCGCTCGTCCGGCCGCAGGTGTTGCGGACGGCGACGGCCGCGCAGTTGGAGATCGCGGAGCTTGCCGTTGATCGGATGCCGGCGGTGATTGCCCGCACGGCGCCGGGTGCGTCGGCTGCGGAGTACGCGGCCCTTCCGGCGGCGTGGCTGGGTGTGGCGGGTGATGGGCGACCGTTGGAGTCGCTGGTCGACCTCGCGCCGATTCAGGCGAAGCGACAGGTCGCCGCTGGGGCTCCCCCGGTGGTGGCGCTCGAGTCTGCTGGTAAGTGGCTGACGACCGCCGTGGGAACGGCGTTGTCGGACACGCATCGCGGCATTGAGCAGATGGCCGGCCACGCCCGCAAGGTAGGGCTGTACGTGCGGCAGTTGAATCCGCCGTCGTGTGGCCGCTGCGTCATCCTCGCGGGCATCATCTACAAGTCGGAGCAGGCATTCGAGCGGCACCCCGGCTGCGACTGCATCCACGTTCCGGCGGCTGGCGGTTACGTCGATGACCGGTCGAAGCCGGACGACTACCTGCGTGGCCTCGATGACGACGAGCTGGCGCGCGCGTTGGGCTCGAAGGCCAACGCGCAGGCGTGGCGAGACGGGGCCGACCCGAACCAGCTCATCAACGCCTACCGCCGCAAGGGCTCTGTGCAGAAGGCGCAGATCGGCGGCAAGACGGTCAAGTTCACGCATGAGGGCATGACGAAGCGCGGATTCGCTTACAAGCGGATTCTGGCGACGCACGGTGCGGCGACGCCGAAGAACATGCCGGTGCGGATCATGCCGTCGACCATCTATGAGTTGGCATCCGACCGCGAGGACGCGAAGCGGCTGCTGCACACCTACGGCTGGATCACCTCGTACTAGCCGCAACACACAAACTTTCCACCGTCGCGCGACGTGATGGTGGCAGGAAAACTCGCCCGCGAGGGGCGCACCAAACCCATGTGAGGAGAGGCCGCGATGGCTGACACAACCTACCCGCAGATGCCCGCCGAGTTGGCGGAGGTCATCGCAACCCACCGGGCGCTGTTCGGCGGATTCGCGATGACGGCCGACGACGCGACCGCCGACCCGGACCCCGCCGGACAGCCGGACGGCATCGACACTCCCGGCGACAACGCGACCGACGCTGAGAAGCTCGGCGAAGGCGGCAAGAAGGCCATCCAGGCGGAGCGCGAAGCCCGCAAGCAGGCCGAGAAGGCTCTCGCGGACCTCCAGAAGCAGATCGCCGACGCCAGCAAGACCGCCGAGGAGAAGGCCGCTGAGGCGCTCACCGCAGCACAGAACGCCGCGGCGGAGAACGCCGCGAAGGCGCTCCGCTACGAAGTCGCCGCCGCGAAGGGGCTGGATCTCAAGCTGGCCCCCCGGCTGACCGGCGCCACCAAGGAGGACCTCGAGGCTGACGCCGAGAACCTCAAGGCGCTGCTCGCCGCATCTGCAACCCCGCCCGGCCCGAAGCCGGACCCCTCACAGGGCCACGGGTCCGACCCGAAGCCCACCACCCTCACCCAAGCAATCAACGCGCACTACGCGTAACCCACACTCAGAAGGAGTGACACAATGGCAACCTCCCTCGCAGAGGCGAAGAACAACGCCCTCCAGGACTACGACCCGATGGTCATCGACGAGTTCCGCAAGGAATCCGTCATCCTCGACAGCCTCATCTTCGATGACGCGGTCAACCCGGCCGGAGGCGGCGCGACGCTGACCTACGGCTACCGCCGCCTCAAGACGCAGCCCACGGCCTCGACCCGTGCGCTCAACACCGAGTACACGGCCTCCGAGGTCACCACCGAGCAGAAGTCGGTCAACCTGGCCGTCATGGGCGGCAGTTTCGAGGTCGATCGCGTGATCGCCACGGTCGGCCCCAACGCGTCCGGCGCCGTGGCGCTGAACCTGGCGCAGAAGATCAAGGCCACCGTCACCAAGTTCCAGGACGAGGTCATCAACGGTGACGTCGCCACCGACGCCAACGGATTCGATGGCCTCGACAAGGCGCTCGTCGGCTCCACCACGGAGTTCGGGGCGTCGTCGGTCACGGACTGGTCGACGCTCGGCAGCTCTGAGAGCCGACTGTCGGCGCTCGATGCGCTGGACGAGTTCCTGTCGCTGCTGGACGGCACCCCGACGGTCCTGATGGGCAACGCCAAGCTGCTCGCCAAGATCCGCTCCATCGTGCGCGGCACCGGCATGTACGTCCGGAACCCCGTCGAGGGCCTGGTTGGCGCCAATGGTCGCCCGATCTCCCGCGAGGAGTACGGCGGCATCATCTTCGCCAACCCCGGCGACAAGGCCGGCACCGCGACCCCGATCATCCCGATCGAGGCTCGCACCGTCGGCACCGCCCAGACCGGCCTCACCGACCTGTACGCGGTCCGCATCGGCCTCGACGGCTTCCACGGCGTCACCACGGTCGGCTCGCAGCTGGTCCAGACCTGGCTGCCCGACTTCGGCTCCGCCGGGGCTGTGAAGAAGGGTGAGGTCGAGCTCGGCCCCGCCGCGGTCGCGCTCAAGGCCACCAAGGCCGCGGCCGTGTTCCGCAACATCAAGGTGCAGTGACGTCTATGGAGGTCCGCACCCCCGTGAAGGGCTTCTCAGGGAAGGTGGCCGGCGTCGACTTCGTTGACGGCGTCGGCTCCACCTCCGACGAGTCCGCGCTTGCCTACTTCCGCCGCCACGGCTACGAGGTTGCGAGCCCCGAACCGAAGCCCCGCGTAAGCCGGGCCAAAACCAAGTAAGCGGGAGGTGGGGCGGTCATGCCCTTGTACAGCAGCGTCGATGACGTGGCGACGGAGCTTGGCCGCACCATCACCACCACCGAGGAAACAGCCCAGGTGTCTGCCTGGATTGATCGCGTGGAGGGTCGGATCGCGCAGCGTATCCCGAACCTTGCCACGCTGGTCGCGGACTCCACCTATCTGCGCACGGTGCAGTTGGTGGTGGCCGCGGTTGTGGCCCGCAAGGTGCTCAACCCGGAAGGGTTGAGGTCCGAGCGGGTCGACGACTACTACTACGACCGCGGCTCGCAGGCTGCGGATTTGTGGCCGACTGCGGATGAGTGGGCCGAGCTTGTGCCGGGCGCTGCTGGTGGCGCGTTCTCGGTGCGCCCGTCGTTCGAGCCTGACCGGGTGGCGTGGCCGTGGGTGCTCTGAGCGCTTCCCGGCGTGGCCGTCGGCTGGCCGAGGCGCAGATGACGGCCGAGTGCGTGATCCGGCGCGCAACGGGCGGCACGGTGACGAACCCGGACTTCACGGTCACCCCGGAGTACGGGGACGTGTACATCGGGCGCTGCAAGATGCAGACCTACGAGGGCCATGAGACGAGTGTTGAGTCGGCTGGTGCGTCGGTTGTGGTGCAGCGGTCGACGGTGCAGATCCCGGCGGGCGCGTATTCGTCGCTGCCGGGCGACATTGTGACGATCATCGACTCGACTGATCCGCTGATGGTGGGCCGCAGTTTCCGGGTGGTGCAGCGCTACCCGGTGAAGGAGCACGCGACCGCGTACCGGATCTTCGTCGACGAGGCGATCGGCGAGACCATTCCCCCGTGGGAGGTGACGCCGTGAGCGGCGAAGTCACCCTGGACACTTCCGAGCTGCGGGCTTTCTCCGCAACCATGACGCGCGCGATCCCCGAGGTGGCGCGAGAGGTCATGCAAGCCACCGCCAAGGGTGGCGTGAACATCAAGACGCAGTTGCGTGCCGAGGCGCGCGATTCGGAGCACTTCCGGCTCGAGCGGCACATCTCCTACGACGTGGAGGATGGCGGTTTCGGCGTGGTGGTCGGCCCCGAGAAGGTGGGCGCCGGCAACTTGGCGAACATCGCCTACTTCGGTGGCGCGAACGGCGGCGGCGGCACGGTCCCGGATCCTCGCGGCGCGCTGGAGGCTGAGGTGCCGCGCTACCTCGACGCGCTGGGCAAGATTGCGGGGGGGTTCCTGCGATGATCCATGTTTTCGACGCGGTGAGGGCTGCGATCAAGGCCGCGCCCGCGTTCTCGGCGACGACGATCGTGTCCGGCGACGCTACCGGCGTCTCGGCGCCGTACATCGTGCTGAATATGCAGACGCGCGACCCTGACCGTGGACCGATGTCGCCCGACGCGACCGACTCGCTGGGGACCCTGATCGTGACGTGCACGGCGGCGAACGCTGATGCCGCTGAGCGGATGCTGGAGGCCGTCGAGGCGGTCCTTGGCCGCTCGGTGCGCGCCCTGTCTGCGCCTGGCCGGTACATCCAGTTGCGTCACGCTGGGGCGTTTGGCGCGACGGTGGACCGCTCCCTGACTCTGACCGGCACGAATACGCATCCGGCGTTCGCGCGGGTGCTTTACGACGTCCAATCCCAGTCGATCTAGGAGCCGACATGAATCCCGATCTTGTGTACGTGTACGACACCCGAACTGGCGAGATGCGACCCGATCCGGTCCCTCGCAAGTGGCTGACCCATCCGAAGCATGGGCGGCACATCTCTGAGACTCCCCCGGCCGCGGTCGAGGGTGAACCAACCAACACCGACACCCCGGCTGCCGGGGAGATTCCTGAGGAGGACTGACCTATGGCCGGAGTACGCACCCTCGCTGATGGCCGCGAGAAGTGGGCCATCCTGACCGCCGAGCCCGCGATCCCGGAGGCCATGACCGTGGCTGAGGTGACTGCGGGCGTGAACCTGGGCGACCGGGCGACCCGCTCGGGCACCTACCTGCGCGCCACCGCTTCCGACACTGTCGCTGACCGCCCGTTCAACGCGCTCAACAACTCGCAGGCGCTCGGCGCCAGCAACTACGAGGGCCAGATCGAGCCGTACCTTCTGCTTGACCCGGCGACGGGCAAGCCGGACGCGGTCGACAACGAGGTGTACGAGCTGTTCGACACCAAGGGCGCCACGCTGTGGGTGGCGAAGCGGAAGGGCCCGCTCGAGTCCGTGGAGTGGGCATCGGCCGACGACTACGAGCTGTTCGAGGTCGTCGCGGACCAGATGCAGGAGCCGTCGGACCAGTCCGGCAACCTGCGCGCTGTCGTGCCGCTGATCGTGCGGACGATGGTGAAGGGCACCGTCGCGGCCGGCGTCTAACCCCCTTGACCGCTCCTGCCGTGGCTGCGGGTCCACGGCAGGAGCACCCCCAACCCATACCCGCGCAAGCCAACCCGCAACCCGCACAGGAGCACCAGATGGCCGACAAGCCGTTCAACAGCACCGAACCCACCGAGACCGAAGAATCCGCGCAGGCTGAGGCGTTCACGAAGCCCGCCACGCCGGACCTGAACCCGAAGACGTTCACCGCCGCCGATTTCGCTGCCTGGCTGGCGGGCGTGACCCCGATCCGCGAGACGGTCACCATCTACGCCGACGGCAACGCGCAGGCCGAGATCTCACGGCTGGCGCTCGCTGAGGCGACAGCACCGGAGGGCGAGCGGGAGAAGATCGCCGCCGAGCTCGAAGCCCGTTACGCCGATCTCATCGCCACCGGCATGGAGTTCGTGGTCGAGGGTCGCAGTTCGACGTGGGTGGCGAAGTTCATCGACAAGGCCAAGGAGGACGGGGTCACCGAGCCGCTCGAGGCCACCCTTCGTCAGATCGCGGCGCAGATCGTGTCCCCACCCGGCGTCACCTACGAGGCCATCAAGGCCCTCGGCGACGGCGGGCGCGAGGCGGACGTGAACCGACTCGCCGAGGCGGTCCTGAAGGCGAACGAGGGCGCGCTCCGCATCGATCCACGTTTTTTGCCGAAAGCCTCCGCCTAGAAGAGAACCGCTGGGTCACTGAGCGGCTAATCACCGCCCAGAAGTGGGGAGTCACGCCGCTCACGATGCTTGACTCCCCGCTCGCCAGCGATAGGTGGTCGGAGGCCGACACCGCGCTTGCTCACGCGCACGAGATTGAGCAGAACTTCGCCCGCTGCCCCGGCGGCTGCGGCAACTATGCCGACGTGTGCCTGACGGGCGAGGGCAATTTCGAGATGGACATGGTCCGATGCGATGCGAAGGCCACCGCGGACGCGGATGCGGAGACCCGCAAGACGCAGCCTGGGGAACTCTGGTTCCCGCGCTACGTGGGGCCGCCGAAGCCTAAGCAGCGATGACGCGCCGGAAGTACATGCGGTCTTCCTCTCGGCGCTGCAGCTCGTAGCCGCGCGCGGCAGCCTCGCGGAGCACGAAATCGTCAGGCATCCCGCCGCGGTCGTAGGCGGAGCAGACGACGTACTCGGCTCCGCCGAATAGCTCATTGAGGGACTGCATCTGCTCCCGCTGGGCTACCTGGATGGCGCCTTTTGAGCCGCCTTGCAGGAGCCAGACGACGGCGGCCACGCCGACGGCAAGGACCGATAAGACCAGCAGCAACTCAAGCATGTCCCCATTCTGCCCGAAGCGGAGGTAAATCGGTGAGCGATCGCAGCATCACAGTCCGCCTCCGGGCCAACGTCAACGAGTTCACGCGGGAGATGGGCCGGGCGACCGGCTCTCTCGACGACCTGGTCAAGAAGTCCGGCGACTCGTCTGGCGCTGCGTCGACGGCGATGGGCCGCATGGTGCAGTCGGCGCGGCTGCAGGCGTCGGAGTGGCAGCAGGTCGGCGGCACTCTTGCTGGGGTTGGCGCGGCGTGGTCGGCGCTGAATGTGTTGGTCGCGAAGACTGGCATCAGCTACAACACGTTGCAGCAGCAGTCGCGGGCGGCGCTCACGGTCCTGATGGATGGCGCTGAGGGCGCGAACGCGCAGATGGACAAGCTGGACGCGTTCGCGCGCACGTCGCCGTTCGCCAAAGATGTCTTCATTCGCGCCCAGCAGCAGATGTTGGGCTTCGGTATCGAGTCGCGGAAGGTGCTGCCGTACCTGGACGCGATCCAGCAGGCGGTCGCGGCGACGGGCGGCAGCAACCAGGACATCGCAGAGCTGACGCGCATCTTCTCGCAGGTGCAGGCGGCAGCGAAGATCACCGCCGTTGACCTGATGCAGTTCGGGCAGCGCGGCATCGACGCGGCCACCCTGATCGGGTCGCAGATGGGCAAGACGGGCGCCTCGATCCGGGGTGACATCACCGACGGTGCGCTCGACGCTCAGGCCGCCCTGGATGCCCTCGCTGCCGGGATGCAGGAGCGCTTCGGCGGCGCCGCTGACGGCGTGAAGAACACGATGGTGGGCGCGTTCGACCGCGTGAAGGCGGCATGGCGTGACCTGTCGGCAAGCTTCATGGAGTCCGCCGTCGGCCCCCAGGGTGGCGGCTGGCTGGTCGACATGACCAACGGCGTGGCGGACCTGATTCGCCAGTTCGATGCGCTCCCCGACCACATCAAGACCGGCATCGGCATCCTGAGTGTGCTCGGCGCCACGGCGACGCTCGCTGCGGGCGGGTTCTTCATGCTCGCCCCTCGCATCCTCGCGTCGGTGGATGCGCTCAAGGCGATGGGCATCCTGACGCCGAAGGTGGTTGCGGACCTGTCCGCGCTCACCCGCGTGGCTGGGACGGCACTGCTGGGGCCTGTGGGGCTCGCGACGGGTGCCATCATTGGCCTGAGTGTCGCGCTGGGTGAGGCGTCGCAGAAGTCGATGGAAGCCCGCATCAACATGGAGGCCGTGGACGTCCTCATGCGGCGCCTCGGTGGCGGCAGTGGGGTTGACCCGAGCCGCTTGTTCACTGTTGACACGAAGGGCATGGAGGCGGTCGTCTCCGATGTCGAGTCGTGGTCGCAGGCGTTCGACGAGCTGTACCGCGAGAACGCGAACTCGATCAACTCGTCGGTGAGTGTCCGGGTGGATGCGATCAAGACGCTCGTCGGCGAAGCGGACAAGGCGCTCGCCGAGATGGACCCCGGCAAGGCCGCGACGGCGTTCAAGTCGATCCGGGCCGAGCTCGAGGGCTGGGAGAAGACCTACAAGGGCATCGGTGGCAAGGATGGCCGCGTCATCACCGAGACGCAGGCGCTTGTCGAGCAGTTCGACAAGTACGCCGAGAAGGTGCGCGCGGCGGCCCAGGATCAGGCCGGGTTGACGCTCACGACCGAGCAGACCGTGGCCGCGATGGAGGGTCAGACGGTCGCGGTCCAGACGTCCATCGGTGGGCCGTGGAAGACGTACACGCACGTCATCGAGGAATCGACCGAGGCGCAGGAGGCGGGCGCTATCTCGGCGCTCCAGGCCGCCGGCAAGATGCGGAAGCTGTTCGAGGGCTACACGCTGACCGGCGAGGCGTCGCTGTACGCTGCCGAGGCGCTGAATGCCGCCAACGAGGCGGCAGAGAAGGGCGGCGACACCTTCGCCCAGCAGGACGCCGCGCTCAAGGCGGCCGGGCTGGCGATGCGCGACTTCGGCACCGAGACCCGCATCATGACGGAGGCGCAGGCGGAGCACCTCGACATGATCTCGGGTGCGTCGCGCAGCTTCGTCGATCTGATGTCTGCCTACGACGGCGTCATAGCCAAGAATCGGGAAGTCGCGGAAGAGACCGCCGCCGCGACCGAGTCCAGCAAGGATTCGTGGGAGGACTTCTACGACGGCGTCACGGTCGGCACTCAGGACTTCCTGAAGGCGCTCGAGGAGCAGGTCGCCGCCCAGCAGGAGTGGCAGACCAACATGCTGGCGCTCTCCGGCCGGGTGTCGCAGGGGACGCTCGACTATCTGGCGGAGCTTGGCCCGAAGGGTGCGCAGCTGGTCAAGGACATGGGCACCATGACCGACGCCGAACTGCGGGAGGTGGAGGAGCTCTTCGCGGCCGCCGGCCAGACCGCGGGGAACAACTTCGCCGACAACCTCGCGAGCGCTGGGCCGGTGCTCGCAGCTGTGGCCGCCAAGATGGGCGATGATGCAGTGGCTGCGGTGGCGGCCGAGATCGCCTCGGGTAAGTACACCCTCCAGCAGATCATCGACAGGTACAACCTGCGGGCGACGATCGACGCGAACACCGAGCCGGCTGTACGGTCGGCGCGGCTGGCGTTGGATCGGATCAATGCGATGACGGCGCGGTTCACGGTCGACGCGACGGCCCGGATCACGTACACGCACCGTCAGGGGCTGAATGCTCCGGTGGCGACGGGCGGCTACATGGCTGATGTGGCCGAGATGTACGGGCTGGCCGGCGGCGGCATGGCCCGGAAGCGATTCCCCTACGGAGGGCTCATCACCGGCCCCGGCACCCCGACGAGCGACAGCGTCCCGGCGATGGTTTCGCGTGACGAGTTCGTGCAGCAGGCCAAGGCCGTCGACTACTACGGCGTCGAGAACATGTACCGCCTCAACGCGATGCAGATCCCGCGCGAGTGGCTGGAGGCGCGGCGGTTCGCTGGTGGTGGGTCGCCCGCCTACTCGAGGCCGCCCGCGGTCACCGCCCCCACGCCCTCACCCGCGTTCGACCCGTCGGTGATCTCGGCGGCGGTGGCTGCCGGTTTGCAGGGTGCGCGGATCTACATGGATGGCCGCGTGATCGACGCCCGTATCGAGACGAACGCGGCCCGTGTGGCTCGCGACATCAGGAGGGGCGCATGACCTGGTCCGTGGTTCCGGCGCGGTCGACGATCGCGAGCGGCCGCTATGAGGGGTTCCCTGCTGCGGTGCGTGTGCCGTCGTCGGGCCGGATCGTGGTCGGGTGGGCGTCGCAGTCGGACCACTACACGCAGGATGTGGTCCGGTCGGTGTGGTCGGCGGATGACGGCGGGACGTGGTCGGCTCCGGTGACGCTGCCGATCCCCGCGGGTCAGTCGGCTGCGGGTATGGCGGCGATGGCGGCGCGCGGTTCGCGTGTGGTGCTGTTGATGTTGTCGCGGCCGGATTTGCGGGCGTGGGTGTCGTGGTCGGATGACGGCGGCGTGTCGTGGTCTGCCCCGGTGCGGATCGTGACCGGGGCGCCGGATACCTGGGACTTCCCCTCCGGTTTGGCGTGGGTGGAGGACGGCACCACGAATGGCCTGCTGCTGGCGACGTCGTACAACAACTCGGGCATCCGGGTGACGGCGTCGAAGGACCGCGGGCAGACGTGGGAGCCGTGGTCGCAGCCGTCGACGGCGCCGTGGGACAACGGACCGTCGGAGACGTCGATCGTGCAGACCGCGGCCGGGGATCTGCTGATGTCGCTGCGGTGGGACGAGATCCACACCCGCCGCTCCACCGACTACGGCAAGACGTGGACGGGGATGCGGGTCGCGGTTCGTGCCGCATCCGGTATGCCGACGATGACGACGATGCCGAACGGGTCGATCGTGATGGCGATCCGACGCACTGGCGCCGGGGTCACCTATGAGTCGTGGGGCGTGGCGGTGTCGGAGGATGACGGCTGGTCGTGGCGCACGATCCCCGTCTCCGACGAGTGGATGATGTACGGGCAGGCGGTGCCGACGGCGGACCCGGAGCGGGCTTTGCTGGTGGGGTCGTCGCAGGTGCGCGTGCAGCCGTTGGCGGACGTGTGGCATCGGACGATGACGTGGGACGAGATCCATCTGCAGTCGGTGGTGTCGTCCCGTCCTGCCCCTGCGCTGGACGTGTACGTGTCGGGGTTGCCGGCTGACATGGTGTCGGCGACGGTGTCGCGGTCGTGGCGCGGGCGCACGTCGACGCTGCTGGTGTCGGATGGGTCGCGCGGCTCGGAGTTGCGGGTGGTGGATCATGCGATGCCGGTGTCGGCGCCGCCGCCGCTGCCGCCGAAGATCAGGGTCGGCTACGAGGCCATCCACTTGGGTGACGGGCTGTACGAGTTCGTGACGCCGGAGGGCTACGATCCGCTGATCGTGTCGCACGACGGCGCCGGGAACTACCAGTTCTCGACCGTCAACAACGACCCGGTGGTGGTGCGGCAGGCGGCGGATGGGACGTTCACGTCGGTGGAGCGGACGGTGCAGCCCGATCCGGTGCCGGAGTTCGTGCGGTACACGTTGGAGATCGTCACGTCGGGCGGCTCGATCGTCCGCACCCTGGACGTTGAGCCCGCGCTGGTGGGTGAGTCGGATGTGTGGCTGTCCGATCCGCTCGACCCGCGTGGCGCGGTGCTGGTGACGGCGATGCACACCGACGGGGAGGGCATGTCGTGGGACTCGGACGGCGGCGTGATGGCCCCGATGGGCGGTTTGGCGATCTCGACGGGGCAGCGCCGCACCCGTGTGCGCGGCTGGCGGCTCAAGACGGAGCGGCGCGAGGACTACGCCGGGATCATTGCGATGATCGACCGCGGCTCGGTGCTGCTGCTGCGTGGCGACCCGGACTGCCTGGACCATCCCGAGGGCGTCGTGTACGCGCATGTGGAGTCTCCGCGCTGGGATCACGTCCTGCCGCATTCGCCGCACCGCTGGCTGACCCTGACGAGCCGTGAGGTGGCGGCTCCGCTGGCGTCGACGATCGTCGCGGCCCGCTCCTACGAGACGGACCTCGCCGAGCACCCGACCTACGGCACGTCGCTGGCTGCGCTGCCGACGTATCTCGACCGGGTGCGTGCCTGATGTGGGCGGCACCTCCCGGCTGGCTGGACGTGCTGAGCCGGTCGCACACGGTGACCCCGCAGGCGACGATCACGCTGGCCGGTGATGAGCTGGCGACGGTGCAGCCGACGGGCTGGTCGCTGTCGCGCCGCCTTGAGGGCAACCGGGTCGACGCCGAGCTGAAGATCGCGGTGCCGGACGACGCCTCGAGGCTGCTGACGGACGACTACCGCGCCCCGCTGCAAACCTACGGGCAACGGATTGATTTCCGGCTGCGGATCGCGGTGGGCTCGTTCCAGGCGGTGTGCCCGATGGGTATCTTCCGCACCGAGACCTCTGTCCCGGCGGGTGGGCATTGGACGCTGTACCCGAACGGCAGGTGGGTGCGCCCGTCCACGCTGGTGGACGTGTCCGCCGTGGACCTGCTCGCGCTCACCGCGGACCACGACTTCGTGGGTTCGTCGGTGCCGCCTGCCGGTTCGACGGCCCACACGGAGATCCGTCGCCTGATCGACGGCGACGTGCAAACCCGGCTGACGGCGGCGGATCGGCCCATCGAGTCGACGCCGTGGGAGGGCACCCGTATCGCCGCCGTCCTGGACCTGTTCTCCGCGCTCGATGCGGTGGCCGTGGTGGGCCGGGATGGGGTGCTCGAGTCTGTCCCGGCCGCCGGCTCTGGGGCCAAGCTTCGGATTGCGGCGGCGAACCCGGACGGCTACGTGCCGTCCGCGTCGGTCGGGTTGGTGGATTGGCGCCCCGAGGCGACCCGCGAAGGCGTCTACAACGGCGTCTCGGCGGAGGGGCAGACCGCCGACGGGCGCACCGTCAGGGGCTACACGTTCCAGACGTCTGGGCCGCTCGCGTGGAGGTCGTGGGGGTTCGGGCGCGTCACCTACAAGCACGACAGCCCGCTGATCACGTCGCAGGCGCAAGCGCAGACGGCCGCGATCACGCGGCTGCGGAACCTGACCGCGGCCCGTACCCGGAGCCTGACGATCACGACCCTCCCGAATCCGGCGCTCGACGTGCTCGACACGGTGGAGGTCGTGGTCCCGGACACGGGCCGCATCATCCCCGCGCTGGTGACGGGGATCGAGTTGGGCGATGAGCAGCCGATGACGATCACCGCTTCTGTCCCGTGGGAGGTGCCGATTCATGGCTGACCTGTCCGCCGAAATCCTGCGCCTCGCCGGGCGTCGGTCGGGTGACGGCATGGCGACCGTCACGAGCCTCGATCCGCTGACCGTGTCGGTGGACGGGGTCGACGTGGCCGCGATCAACCTGACCGGGCATCGGCTGATGCGCAACGAGCAGGTGTGGACGGTGCGCGGTGGCGGCTTGACCCGCGTCACGCACCTGGGGGAGCCGCGTCCGCAGATGGGTACCGTCGTGACCGCTACCGGCTCGGTGGCGGTCGTGGAGGCTGGTGGCCGCACCTATACGGATGTGCCGATCATCGTCGGCACCCCCGCGGCTGGTGCGACGGTGGCGCTGTCGTGG